TGATTCGGTGCGGATGTAGCGATGAAGAGATTCTTTCGCCTAGTTTTGCGATTGTCGCTGGGGGTGATGACGTCTTGCAGACGTTTCCCGACGACTTTGATGTGCAGAGTTACTGGGATAACCTTCAAACATTGGGTTTTAAGGTCGAGGAACGTAAAGTCCACGATTCTTTTGACCAATGTGAGTTCTTTTCAAATAAGTTTGAACTCGTTGATGGCCAGTGGACTTATAAACCAGTTCGGTTTACTAAGCACATCGCACATCTTTCGGTGGTTAAGACCGCGGATTTAGCCGGGGCCTTGGCCTCCCACATGTTGAATCATGTTTGGGACACGAAGAAGTTTTTGTTCTTTGATAATATGTTCAAACACTTCAGAGCGAAGTTTCCTTGTCAATTTCCTCTAGCTTACTATAAGACCCGCAATCAATTGCGTTATAAGGTCTTAGGTCTCGAGGCGAGTTGCTAGAATTCTAAATCGACCTTAACATGTCGCTAAACTGTTATGTTAGGATAGTACTTGTTCTGTGGTGGTTGGTGCAAATATATGATAATTTTGATTTGTAAATTCTTTTGTAGAATACGTGTTTATATTTATGGCTTTTATGATTCCTATCGTAGAGGCCTTGGTCGAAATCGTTGAAGCTACGGAAGCCGCCGCGGCAGCGGTCGGCGAGACAGCTATTAACACTGTCACGGCGATCGGAAACGCCATGCCAGACGCAGGTCTGGATGGCGCTTATGCTGCGACCGACACTTCCAACTTGACAGCTTCGACAGCTGCAAAGATGGAAATGGGTACTGTCGTCGCTGAGACCGGAGTTGGTCTCACAGCGACTAGTGCGACTATTTATGCTACCGCTGCCAATAATCCACATGGAAATGTGCAGGCAACTGGTAGCGGTCAAGTTCCGGCTACGGTTAGTACCGTTGACAACGGTAAATCCGTTGTCTACGATCCGGCCAATCCCACGCCCGCAAATCCTAATGTTTATAACCCGGTCAATGGAAAGTCTGGTAGTACTCTCAATGTTGGGAGCGATACCCCCAGAAACTATTGTCCGGATTGTGAATTGAATAGGAATTTGTTTTCTATACCTTGGGGAAATGTTCCCAGTTTGAATAGATTTTTAAGAAGGCGTAAGAAAAAGAAAAAGAATAGAATTTACGCTATGTGATTATATATAATAGGCAGGTAGGTGGAGCAAAATGACTAAAAATAATAAGCGACAACAAAATAAACGAAAGCCGAAGGGTGGTCTCACCCTTAATCGCGCTATGGTTTCTAAGATGGCGTCTGCCGTTATGATGCAGCGAGAGCGTAAGGCTCGAGCTGGCAGAGTTACGGGAGCCTCCATGGGACCTGTTTCTGCGATTTCCACGGCCCCTGTTGCAAT